ACCGCTGGGGTGCGCGTTACCTTCATATATCCGTTTTGGTCTGTCATTATCTTAGCCTCGTGATGAATGTGACGCCCTCAACAGTGCGGCATCTGTAACTTCGTCCATTTCTGATGCCGTATTGTGACACGTTGCGGCTGGTGCGCTTGGCATCGCCGCGCTTGGTGGCTGGCATGGTGGCGACTTCGCCAATCTCTAGCGTTCCCATTGGGTATACCATCGGCCTCATTTGCTTTGTCCCTCTTCTATTTCGCGCAGCAGCAGATACAGTTCGTTTGTTGCGTCAAAGAAAACGCCCGCCACTCTGAATTTATTTTTCGCGCAAATATTAATGGTGTTATGGATGACGTCGATGCAATTGCGGATGATGTCGGCGATACGTTTGCGTTCTTTTTCTGTTTCGGTCATTTCAGCAGCCCCCGTGCGACGCAGGCTTGGCGCAGATGCTCCGGCCTATAGCCCCATACGCGGTAGTGCTGGCCATAGGTCTGGCAGACACGCGACAAATGTTGCTCGTGTTGGCGCAGTTCGGCCTTGAGGCGCTCGTGTTTCTCAATGGCGCGGGCTGCTACGCGTAGCAGGTCAAGTTCGGGGTCGATGTCATCATCATCAGCAGGGAATGGTTCGATAACTTTTATCTCAAACATGGTTCAGGCTTCCTTTGTTAAATACAACTAATGCGGACGGGAATGGCGCGCTGTTCTTAGCGTTGCCAAACTTGAGCCGCCCGCGGATAAATTCGATTTGCCCTTTCATGGCATAGTCATGCCACCAACGGGTGTCCGTGCGCGACGGGACAAGGCAAACAACTGTCGCGCCTGTCAGACTACTTTCGTATGCTTTACGCATCCATAGGCCTATGGTGCGACCGTATGGCGGATTCATCCAACAGACGCCCTGCCAAGGTTGCGCTAGTCCATCGTCCGCTTCGGTGAAGTAGCGCGGGCATTTAGCGTTGCTGTCTGTCGCGCAAACGTCCAGCGTAAAGCCGTGAATCGCGTTCTGCTTGTCGAAAAAGTCCTGCGGCGTTGCCCACAGGTCGGTTGCGCTTGAGAAATGGACGCTCATGGTTCGGTGTCCTTTACAGTTCTATTGTTGTGGTAGGCTTAGGCTTGCGGTCAAACATCCGACTAAGCCAATATTCCTTATCGGCGCCTGTGGCCCGCGCTGCATGGTATTTGAACAGCGCAAGGGCTAGGTCGTCATACCCCTGTTGCTTGTGCGTCACGATCAGCGGCGACGGGGCCATAGGCTTGAGGTTGGGCCGATAGTCGCGCTGCCCTTCGCAAGCGGCTTCTATGTCGCGCAGCGTCAGGTTAAGGTTCCGTTCCCTGTTGATGTATTGCATAACAGCCGACTTGTCGGTGATGTAGCTGCACAGTTGCCGTATCTTGGCGCGTAGGTTCCTATCCATTGCGCTTAACCTTCTTGACGTATTTGCCTGTCTTGGGGTCGCGCTGCACAGCGTTACGTTTCCAGTGCAGCAGTTCGGCACTGTCGCGCATCCATGCCTTGCGCCACCATTCGCCGGACTGATGCGTCAGCCATAGGGCGTATAGGGTTATGACTTCTATCGCTAAAAGCGTGATGATTGCTATTTGGTCGTGTGTCATTTTAATCCTCCAGAATAAGGGTCAGTAGGAACAGGGCGGCTCCACAAAGCACCGCAATCATTCGGCCATATCGTCCAATAGGGCGTTATTCTCAGCGACTAGGCGGTCGTATAGTATCTGCAACGCTTCTAGCTCTTCTTGTGCGTCTGTCAGCGCGCTTAGGCGCTCACCTAGCACTAGGGCTAGGTCATTGTCGCAATATCGCGCGGCCTCAGCCAGTGCGCTATCGGATAGCATTCTGAAATATGTTCGATCTTGTGTCATTGGTTATGCCCCTTCTACGTTTACGAAATAATAACCGTCGCCCTTGACGTTACCGCCTTGTGCGAACGTGCCAGTCCAGCCCATTTTAGCGATTAGAGCGTCAGCGGCGGCCTTGTGATTGCCGTCACTGTTTAGCGCATGGTCATAGCCAACTGTAACGCTGCCAGCGGCGGCGGTCGCTTTGATACGCCCGCCCTTGGTGTTGGTCGCGCCAATGTAACGGGTTTCGATTGCTTGTGTAATGAATGTCATAGTGTTTGCTCCTGTTGTGTTGGTTAGATGTGCGCCAGTGACATTGCGTCCAGCTTGCGGACGTTGTGCCACTTGCCGCCAGCAAATGCGTATGTGCCGGCTTTCTTGTCTGCGTGGCTGGAATGCGCTTCTTGCCAAGCGTTATCATATTGCGCGTTTAAGAAGCGGTGCATTGCATCGGCGCTGGCAAATGACTTGATGATGAGGCGGTCGCGGCCAAGGCCTAAACGCGCGTCGGTTTTTTGGATAGAATGTGTCATTGTGGAACTCCAAAGATTAGGTGGTCAAGGGTTAGCGCTGCGAGAATATACATCGCGAAGGCTAGGTTGTGGATTGCTGCGCGCTTCATGCTGCGCTCTTAACTAGCGACACTTTCAAGCGCACATCATAAGCGCGATATGGGTGCGCCACACTTGTCTCCAGAAACTGCGCGTAATCTTTTGCGCGCTCTAAAGTGTCAAAATACGCTTCGGCGTAATTGTCGCGGGGATCAATAACTGCATATAACATTGCGTTGCTCCTTGTTGTCTTGATGCCCTCTTATCTACCCTCTTTTGCATAGTGTCAACAACAAATTGTGTTGCACTAAAAATAATTGTGTCGGTGCAAATAAATCTGTGGATAACTTATTAAGGTGAAAAGGGTGAAAAGTTGTCATTCGTGCCGTTGTTTTGCGTGATGAAATGACAACCGGAAAAACGGCAGAAGCCAGCGCGTTACAAGGGGATGGAACGTCAAGTTGTTATGGATATGATATTTGTTTATGAATGAAAAATAAGAGGTATATAGATACCTGTGAAATATCGTGGCCAGTTGAAAACCGATGGCAACTTGACAACTTGACGTTCCTTAGTTGACTAACACAGTTAGAGGGCCTTCCCCAATTGGCCACGCAAACTGGCCACGCAAACTCGGTTCGTCGTGGGCTTCAAAAGTCATGGCAACTTGACAACCGGCCTATGCAAAATGTTGCAGTGCAGCATAGCCAGCCAGCAATGTGTTTTTCTTAGCTTGACGTTAACGTAAAGTGGAAAGGCCAATCCCAATTCCAGCGCGCCAATCGCAGCGCGCAATTCGCGCAGCAAAACGCGTGCATTAAAATGCAGCTATTAAATTGCGTGCAGTTTTATGCAAATAATTTGGGGGAGGGGGTGGGGCCGACGGCGTGTGTGTCTGTCACGGGTAGGGTCGCAAACAATTTTTATTTTTTTAAAATCTCACCGCATCAAAGCCTGTTGCGTATCTGCAACCAGTAGATTAGTATACGCCCAATGACTTTCTACTCACTGCCATTCACACCCGAACGGACGCAAGCCACCGAGGCGCGGCTAGAGGCAATCTATGAAGCTGCCCGCTACGGCCTTAAGGGCGACAGTCTGGCTATGGCGGCTGGATTGACCCCGCGGCAGTTCCGCGTGCTGGCCGACGCAGACCCGCTGGTGGAGATGGCAGAGATTAAAGGTCGCAGCGACGGCGAGTACACTGCGGCTAAGACGATGTACGAAGCGGCACGCGATGGCGACAGCAAGGCTGCGCTGGAGATACTCAAGCATCAGCACGGCTGGGTAGCCAAGCAGCAGATCGACGTAAACATCGACCAACAGATAAGCATTACAGGCGCGCTGGAAAAAGCACAGTCGCGCGTCATCGAAGGGCTGTACACGGACGTGACACCCGCAGCGCAGCTAGAGGATAACCGCAGTCATGCAAGCACCGATATATTCAGCCCAAGACGAGATGGAGTTGATGGCGAGGTTGTGGTCCCCATCACTGAAGGATGACCCACTAGCGTTCGTATTATACACATTCCCGTGGGGGCAGCAGGGTACGCCGCTGGAACATTTCCCCGGACCGCGTAAATGGCAGCGTCAGGTGCTTGCCGACCTGCGCGACCACATCAAGCAGAACAACGGTAAGGTGGACTTCGACACAGCGCGACTGGCGATTGCGTCAGGGCGCGGTATCGGCAAGTCCGCCTTGGTCAGTTGGCTGGTGATATGGATGCTATCGTCAAGGATCGGCTCGACAACCATCGTGTCGGCCAACTCTGAGGCGCAGTTGCGCTCCGTAACATGGGCAGAAATTACCAAGTGGCTGGCGATGTCGCTCAACAGTCACTGGTTCGAGATAGCGGCCACCCGCATCATGCCAGCCAAGTGGCTGACGGAACTGGTCGAGCGCGACCTGAAGAAAGGCACGCGCTATTGGTCAGTCGAAGGACGGCTGTGGTCGGAAGAAAACCCTGACGCGTATGCCGGAGTTCACAATTTCGACGGTGTGATGCTGATATTTGACGAAGCCAGCGGTATTCCAGACTCGATATGGTCCGTCAGTGACGGTTTCTTCACGGAAAATACGCCGCATCGCTTCCATCTGGCCTTTTCCAACCCGCGGCGGAACACCGGCTACTTCTACGAGACGTTTCACAGCAAGCGGGCGTTCTGGCAGACACGCGTTATCGACGCGCGCGATGTCGAGGGTACGGATAAAAACCTGTACCAGCGCATTATCGACGAATATGGGCCTGACAGCTACCAAGCCAGCGTCGAAGTCTACGGCAACTTCCCGTCAGAAGGCGACGATCAGTTTATCGGCAGCACTTTAGTGGATGATGCCATGAAACGCACGCCGGCAAGAGACGCCACAGCACCGATTGTCATAGGCGTAGACCCTGCACGCTTCGGGGCTGACGCCACCGTCATCGCCATACGGCAGGGACGCGACATATTAGAGCTACGCAGGCACCGCGGCGCGGACACTATGGAGGTCGCAGGCCATGTCATCGACGCCATAGAAGAGTTTAAGCCTGCGCTGGTGTGCATCGACGAAGGCGGGCTAGGCGCAGGCGTCGTAGACCGGCTAAAAGAGCAGCGGTACAAGATACGCGGCGTGAATTTCGGTAATAAAGCCAAGAACCAGACCATGTGGGGCAACAAACGGGCGGAAATGTGGGGTGCCATGCGCGACTGGCTGAAAACGGGCCATATACCGACCGATAGGTTCTTAAAAACCGACCTCATAAGCCCGCGCACCAAGCCTGACAGCAAGGGTACGCTGTTCCTAGAGAGCAAGAAGGACATGAAGGCGCGCGGGCTAGCTTCGCCAGACGCTGCGGACGCCATAGCGGTCACGTTCGCGTTTCCTGTAGCATCTACCGATCCGCGTCTGGGACGCGTTGACAAGCGCCGCACAAGCAGTTATTCTCCCGCTGGAGTTTCTACATCATGGATGGGGTCGTAAAATGCCAGCAGATAAATATGGTAAAAGCCTGTACAAAGCCGGGACTATGAAGTCCGAAAAAGCTGCTATTGCTAACCGCGATCCAGCCCGCAAGGCAGCAGCCATGAAGATTTTGGCGCGCGAAGGCACGACAAGCGCATCCGGTGGCCGTGCAGCGGTTAAGATGCCAAAAGCGCCTCAAGTCATCCGCACAACGACGATGATGAAGCCAACGCCGACGGGCAAAAAGAAATAATCATGCCTCTCGTCAAATCGACAGGCAAAGCCGCGTTCCGCAAGAACATCAAGGCTGAAGTAAACGCTGGCAAGCCTGTCAAACAGGCTGTAGCCATAGCGTACAGCGTCAAGCGGGAAGCCGCCAAGAAGGGCAAGAAATAGCACATGGCCGACCCCACAGGCATCAACACGGCAGGCAAAGTCGCCAACGTCGGCTCTAACCCGCCTAAAACGTCAGGCGATGACGGCGACAAGATGGCAACCATGCGGTCGCGCCTGCAAATGGCGCAGGCTGCGTACTCTGACAGCCGTGAAGATGAACTGGACGACCTACGGTTTATGGCAGGATCGCCAGACAACCAATGGCAATGGCCTGCCGACGTGCTGTCAACGCGCGGAAGCGTGCAAGGGCAGACAATTAACGCACGTCCCTGCTTGACAATTAACAAATTACCGCAACACGTCCGTCAAGTTACGAACGAACAGCGTCAAAACCGGCCTAGCGGTAAGGTAATTCCTGCCGACGACAACGCTGACGTAGAAGTTGCAGAGATTTTCAACGGCGTCATGCGTCATATCGAGTATATGTCGGACGCCGACGTTGCGTATGACACGGCTTGTGACAACCAAGTTACCTACGGCGAAGGCTATATTCGCCTAATAACTGAGTATTGCAACGAAGACAGCTTCGACCAAGACATCCGCATTATGCGCGTCCGTAACTCGTTTAGCGTCTACATGGACCCTACAATCCAAGACCCATGCGGCGCAGATGCTGAATGGTGCTTTGTTACCGAAGACATCCTGAAATCCGACTATGAGCGTATGTTCCCAGACGCGGCACCTATCTCGACACTCATGTCGCAAGGCGTTGGCAACGAGAGCATGGCGCAGTGGCTGGCTGAAGACACCATCCGCATCGCGGAATACTTCTACAAAGACTACGAAAAAGCTACGCTGCACCTGTATCCAGACAATCAGACAGCTTTCAAAGGCACGCCGCAGGACAACAACTTGCAGGCGATGTTTGGCAAACCTATCCGCACACGCGAAGTAGACCGCCAGAAGGTCATGTGGATGAAAACCAACGGTTTTGACATCCTCGACGAGCGTGAATGGTCCGGCAAGTGGATTCCTGTCGTCCGCGTCGTCGGCAACGAATGGGAAGTCGAAGGCCGTATGTACATCTCTGGCCTTGTGCGTAACGCCAAGGACGCCCAGCGTATGTACAACTACTGGACCAGCCAAGAGGCAGAAATGCTGGCGCTGGCCCCTAAAGCGCCGTTTATCGGCTACGGCGGCCAGTTTGAAGGCTACGAAACGCAGTGGAAGACTGCCAATACGACCAATTGGCCGTATCTGGAAGTCAACCCTGACGTTACAGACGGCGCTGGAGGCGTTCTACCGCTGCCACAACGCGCACAGCCACCTCTGCCCCAGACAGGTCTGATACAGGCTAAAATGGGCGCTGGAGAGGATATTAAGGCCACTACAGGCCAGTATGACGCATCGCTGGGCCAACAGGGCAACGAGCGGTCGGCTAAGGCTATTGTCGCACGCGAAAAGCAGGGCGATGTTGGCACGTATCACTACGTTGACAACCTTGCGCGTGCTATCCGTCACATTACACGCCAAGTTGTCGATATGATCCCTAAAATCTACGACACACAGCGCATCGCACGCATCATCGGCGTTGATGGCGACGTGAGCATGGTCAAGTTCAACCCAACGCAGCCAGAACCTGTCAAGGAAGTCCGCGACATGGAAACTGGCGGTTTGATCGAAAAGATTTACAACCCCGGCGTTGGTACATACGACGTTATGGTCACAACTGGCCCCGGCTACATGACAAAGCGTCAAGAGGCGCTGGATGCCATGAGCCAGATTTTGCAGTCCAACCCGCAGCTTTGGTCTGTGGCAGGCGATTTGTTCATTAAGAATATGGACTGGCCCGGCGCGCAGGAAATGGCGGAACGCTTTAAGAAAATCCTTGATCCGAAGGTATTGTCTGAAGGCGACCAATCGCCTGAAATGATGGCCGCGCAGCAGCAAATGCAAGCGATGACCGAAGAACTGAACCGGATGACTGACATCATCGAAAATGTTCAGGACAGCGTCGCGCAGCGCGAAGTGGACATCAAGGAGTATAAGGCTCAGGTAGACGCCTACGACGCTGAGACAAAGCGTATTACGGCCATGCAAAATAGCATGACACCTGAGCAAATTCAGGATATTGTCATGGGTACGATTGCAGGCGCGCTGGATACAGGCGACTTGATCGGCGGCTCACCAGAGATGCGTGAACAGCCCATGATGAACGAAGAAATGCCTCAACAGCAACCAATGCCAGAAATGGGCGGGATGCCACCGATGCCGCCTGAAGGACCGATGCAATGACCGTAAGCCTCAAACATAACTTTCAGTCTGTTAAAGCTGACGGCACTGATACGTCTCTTGTTCAGCCGTCCAACTGGAACGCAGAACACCAACTGACGCTTGCCACTAATAAGCTGCTAGGCCGCGCTACGGCTGGCACAGGTGCTGCTGAAGAGATTAGCATTGGTGCTGCTTTGTCAATATCCGGCGGCACGCTGGCTGTCACTACCGTGCCTGTCGCCAATGGCGGTACGGGAGCGACCACAGCAGGAGCGGCGTTGACAGCCCTCGGTGCTGCCGCATCAGGTGCAAACACAGACATCACCGCACTCGACCAAGACGTGACGATTACGGCGACGGGTACAATAGGGGCGGATACTCTCGGATATCGCGGATTGCCGCAGAACAGCCAGACAGCTAGTTACACGCTGGCACTCGCTGATGCAGGCAAGCACATCTCGATCACAACAGGTGGGGTGGTCATTCCGGCTAACAGTTCAATCGCGTTCCCTATCGGCACAGCCATCGCTATATTCAACAACAGCGGCACATCTCAAAACATCAGCATCACGTCAGACACATTGCGCCTTGCAGGCACGGCGACCACAGGAACTCGCACTCTCGCTCAATACGGCCTAGCAACGTGCGTCAAAGTTGCTTCTACTACATGGGTAATCAGCGGCGCGGGTCTCAGCTAATGACTGGGATTATGTGCGTACTGGCTGGAAGCGGTGGTTCACCCTATAATGGCTCTGCAACCGTTACGGTCGGTCAATACGTTGACCCTAGTTTCACAATCTGGGGTTATGCTAATGCTTTGGCTGGTAGTGTTACGCCTACGACTTGGGGTAGTACCGGGGGTAATTTTTCGCAGTTATGTTGGTATGATGCCAGCGTCGATTTTGTATCATTTGTAGTAAACGGGGTATTTCCAAACGAGGGGTGGACAACTATGACTATAGATGGCGTCCCGTTTACCCGTACATCAGGCAATTATTCTACTAATGGCACAGACACCATTTGGACTTGGTTTACATTCTCAAACCCTTACGGCACAACCATCGGCGCTACAAAGGTTGTAACATGGTCTTAACAATACATTACCCAGCCAACGAAGCTGAATGGTACGCCAAGGGTACGCTTGAGGGCGGCACGTATTTTGAGGTGCCTGCTGTATTTAACCCTGATGGCACTTGCGATACTGTAGCTACAGACGCCGTGGTGC